TAAAAGAGCCGAATAAAAGAACAGGCGATAAGGGCTGTGTCTATGTATGGGCTACTGGTAGCGAGGGGGAACATCACAAAAAGGACGGCTGGAGAACCTTACTTGTGTATTTTCAAAATTACGATCCCACGGAGCCTAGAGCTTATAGACTTAATTACTCAAGAGAGTTGCACGAAAGATCACAAGAAGCCTTGGGTAAAATTAAAAATGGAGAAGCTGTCGGAGGTAAAAACAAAGGGCGGGGTAAAGGCAAGGGCAAAGGCAAGGGTGAAGGCGACGGTAAAGGTAAGGGTAAAGGGAGGGGAGATGGAAAAAACGGAAAAGAGGGCGGCGGTAGTTTGAGCAATAGTGACGATATCATTTTTCATGACTTGCCCCCATCTAAGCTTCCAGACAAGGTTACAGAATGAAAAAGAAGGCGATTATATTTGGCGTCACAGGACAAGACGGTTCTTATTTATCAGAACTGTTATTAGAGAAGGACTACTATGTTATAGGTGTTTCCAGAAGGACTAGTACGTCAAATACGTCCAGAATTGATCATTTGCTTGAGAACAAAGATTTTATCGTTGAGAGCGGGGATGTTTTAGACTTCGCAAATATTTATGATATTCTATGGAGACACCACGCCGACGAAGTGTACAACCTAGCGGCCCAGTCACATGTTGGAATTTCTTTTAAACAACCTCTTGTAACTTGGGACATTACGGCTAAGGGGTGTTTAAACGTTTTAGAGGCTGTAACCAAGCTCAGCAGAAAACCTAGATTTTATCAGGCTAGCTCAAGTGAAATGTTTGGTGATCAATATACCACTTCCGAATCTGGAGATAAATATCAATCAGAAGACACGCTTTTTAACCCCCAGTCTCCGTATGCAGTAGCTAAACTTGCCGCGCACAAAATGACAGAGCTTTACAGAAAGACACACGATTTACATGCAAGCTGCGGCATATTGTTTAATCATGAGAGTGAGCGCAGGGGTGAGAATTTCGTAACCAGAAAGATCTCTAAGTACATTTCCACGTTTGATCCCCTTGGTCCAAACCTATACCTAGGAAACCTCGATTCATGTAGAGACTGGGGCCATGCTAAAGATTATGTCCGAGCCATGTGGCTTATGCTGCAACAGGATAAACCGGATACATATGTTATCGCCACAGGGGTTACTCATTCCGTAAGAGATTTTGTTAGAGAAGCCTTTAAGTGCGTGGGCGTAGACGATTATGAGAAGTTTGTCGAGATAGACCAAAAACAAATCAGACCTTCCGAAGTCCTGTATTTAAAAGGAGACTGTTCTAAAGCAAAGGAGGCGATAGGGTGGATGCCAGAGATTTCATTTGAGGACTTGGTATCAATTATGGTTCAACATGATATAGCGAGAATAACAAATGACACACAAGCCACTTATTCTGTCAAATGATGAAATTGTAGAGATTATTACAGTTCAAGAATGCATGGACATTGTGGAGAAGTTATTTGAAAATCTAGAGGATTCTCAAATGCCGCCTAAGATTTATCTGGATATTCCAGATGGAGATTTTAGAGCCATGCCAGCAATAGTGGGTAATACGGCTGGAATCAAATGGTGCGGAGTACATTTAGACAAAACAAGAAAAAAAAGAAAGATTAACATTTTTGCCAAGGTTTTGATTAACGATGTTGATTCTGGAAAACTTCTAGCGATCATGGATGGGGAAAAGATTACAGCTATTAGGACCGCTGCCGTTACCGGAATAGCCACTAAATATTTATCGAAGAAAGACGCGAGCATTGCTGCATTTATTGGGTGTGGTAATCAAACTCAATATCAAATTCAGGCGGTATGCCACGCTAGAAAGATAAAACAAATTAGACTTTTCGATTTTGATTATACTCGATGTGATATATTGAAAACTTATTTTTCCAAAGATTACGACGTTGTTATTTGTGATGACGGCGAAGAATGTATAAAGGGTGGAGATATTATTACAACCTTAACCCCTTCTGTTTACGGGTTTGTAAAACACGATTGGTTAAAAAGCTCGGTACATATTAATGCTATTGGCGCAGACGCTCAAGGAAAAAGAGAGCTAGATTTATCTGTATTAGACGGCATGAGTTTGGTAGTATATGATAATTGGGAACAGTGTTCACATTCTGGAGAGATCCAGTATGTGGACTATAAGGATAAGAAACAGCCATGGGTATCTTTAGGTGATATTGTTTCGGGAAAAGAGGAAGTCAGAGGAGATCAGATTCTATTTGATGCTACTGGACTGGCCATAGAAGACGTGGTTACCGCTAGACATATTTACGAAAAGGTTAAGTAATCCAAAAGAAGGAGAGAACTATGAACAAGAGTACTGGAATAGTGTATCTTATTATGGGGATTTTGTCTGTTGTGTTGGGATACGATATATATTTGCAGCATCAAACACAATTGGTTACAGCTAAATATTATAGGACTGTGATCGATCAACAGGAAGCCGCGATTAAGAAGCACCAAAAGAGTGAACAGTTTGTTACAGAACACGTTGAAGATATATACAACCTGTTTGTCTTGGATTCGGTTAGGGGGTATGTTACTATGGATACATTGATTCGTGTATTTCATTACGCTAAGCCCCACAAGAGTCCGGTTTATAACTGTCCTGAGTGTGAGGATATAAGGAAGAAGGGTTTGCCGAACAAGCAATTACCGGGAGAAAGACTTAAACTTCCACAAAACACAAACCCAGAAAGAACTGCCGATGTACTACAGGGTTCACGTAGACATGTCAAAAATTCTGAAGGATATGAAGCAAGCAGGAGTGAAGTCTCACAATAAACTTGAAACTATACTTCGAGTCAATGCTAAAGATCCAGATATGGCGTGTAGTTTAGCCGTGGAAAAGGTATGTCAGGATATAGTCAAAGAAAGAGAGACTACTCGATTTAAAGAGATCGCAGATAAGGCAAGGCACGTTATCTCCGTTACGAAAATTAGAAGAACGAATTAAGACTTAACAATGCGAAATTTTGACGATCCGGTATACAAAGACTGGCGAAAAAAAGTATTCAAGCGGGATGGTTATGCCTGTCAAATGCCGGGGTGTCAAGCTTCAAAAACTAGAATTAATGCCCATCATATTAAAAAATGGGCCAGTTCACCTAGTCTGCGTTTTGAGCCTATAAATGGAATTACCCTGTGCTGGAAATGCCACAAAAAAGTTACGGGTGTCGAAGAACAATACGAAGGTCTGTTTTTACAGATAGTTTATCAAAATGAATTATGATAAATACGAGATAATAAGAGACACCAGAGAAAAACACGGGTGGGATTTTGAATCATTCGACAAGTGCAAAGGTGTTATACAGAAGGGCTTAAAAACGGGTGACTATACCATAAAAGGTTTAGAGCCTGTTGTATGTATAGAACGAAAGGCCAGCACCCGTGAGATTTCCATGAACCTAGGAAAAGAAAGATCTAGGTTTCTAGCAGAGATAGAGCGAATGTCTGAGTTTAGGTGGGCTTATATCGTTTGCGAGTTTTCTGTCAATGACCTCATGACCTTCCCTAAGAATTCTGGTATTCCACAGCGTAGATGGAAGTACACAAAAATGAACGGTAAGTTCATGTGGAAGCAGCTATGTGAGTTTAAGGAAAATTACAACGTGGAAACTTTGTTTTGTGGAAATAGGATTAAGGCGGAAGAAAAAGTAATGGATATCTTTGAGGAAATAACCGAGAGGCTGGACTATGAAGAACAGCAGTAAATTAATTAAGGATGCTTGGTTAAATATTGATGTGCCAGATGAATCTCGACTATTTAACCCTCTAGATTTTAATCGTGAAGATTTTCATCTAAAATTGACTTGGCTTATGATGCAGCCAGAATATTTCTATTTCATTTGTAAAGAGATACTCAATGTAGAATTGCTACCTGTACAAGCTTTAATGCTTCAGGAAATATGGCAAAGAAAATTTCCCATGTTGATTGCTTCTCGTGGCTTTGGAAAATCTTTCGTGCTATCGGTATATGCTATCTTAAGGGCGCTTATAATGCCGGGTCGAAAAATTATTGTTGTAGGCGCGGCGTTTCGTCAATCAAAAATCCTATTTGAATATATGGATACCATATGGAAAAATGCCCCTTTATTGAGAGACATTGTTGGACCTAATGGTGGTCCGCGTCGTGATGTAGATATGTGCAGAATGAATATTGGGTCTAGTACCGTAACCTGTTTACCTTTAGGGGACGGGTCAAAGATCAGAGGGCAGAGAGCAAATGATATTATTGCTGACGAGTTCGCTTCTATACCAAGAGAAATTTTTGAAAACGTTGTGGCTGGTTTCGCTGCTGTTACCGCTTCACCGGTAGAAAATGTAAAATATATAGCGTCAAAGAAAAGGGCTGAAGAATTAGGTCAAGAAATACATCTAGATGATAATGAAGTTTTATCTCACGGTAACCAAATTATTTTATCAGGAACTGCTTTTTATGATTTTAATCACTTTGCAGAATATTGGAAAAAATGGCGAAGTATTATCCAAAGCAACGGAGACGCGAAAAAACTGCAAGAGATTTTTGGCGGTGAAGAAATTCCTCATGGGTTCGACTGGACTCAGTATAGTATAATCCGAATTCCGTTTGAACTTTTACCGCAGGGGTTTATGGACGATGCACAGGTGGCTAGATCAAAAGCTACTGTACACTCTGGTATTTATGAGATGGAATTTGGCGCTTGTTTTTCTAGCGATAGCAATGGGTTCTTTAAAAGATCGCTGATTGAGTCCTGCGTAGCTTCGCCAGAGAATACTATTACTTTTCCAAGCGGAGAAGTGAAATATCATGCAATAACAAAAGGAAATCCTGATATAAAATATGTCTACGGCATAGACCCCGCCTCCGAGGTAGATAACTTTAGTATTACAATAATAGGACTATGGTCAGACCATAGAAGAATTGTTTATTGCTGGACTACAACTAGAACAGACCACAAAGAGAAAATCAAGGCCGGGCTGGTTAAGGAGACGGATTTTTATTCTTATTGCGCTAGGAAGATCAGAGATTTAATGAAGGTGTTTCCATGTGCAGAAATTGCCATGGACGCTCAGGGCGGCGGCATAGCCGTCATGGAGGCTTTGCATGACAAAGATAAGATACAAGAGGGTGAAGTTGCCCTGTGGCCTACAATAGACGAAGACAAGGAAAAAGATACCGATGGAGAGCCGGGTCTTCACGTTTTAGAAATGATACAATTTGCAAAATCAGACTGGGTAGTTGAGGCGAATCATGGCATGCGTAAAGATTTTGAAGACAAAGCGCTTCTATTTCCCTATTTCGATTCTGCAACAATTGGGCTGGCTATTTCCGATGATAAAATCAAAGACAGAAAATATGACACGTTAGAAGATTGTGTTATGGAGATAGAAGAGTTAAAAGATGAATTATCTATGATTATTATGACACAAACTACAACAGGTCGAGATAAATGGGATACTCCTGAAGTTAAAATAGCCGGTGGAAAAAAAGACAGGCTGCGTAAGGATAGATACAGCGCATTACTAATGGCGAACATGTCTGCTAGAACTATACAAAGAACCCCAACACCGCCTCCTTTTGAACATCTAGGAGGTTTTGCAACATATATAAAGAATCAAGATGATGGTCCAGATTTTGTTGGTCCCGCATGGTTCACAGAAAACATGAGGGGAATTTATGATTAAAAGGTGTATTATAGTATGAACAATCCAATTGTCAATTGAACTGATAGGGAATCAATCGAAATGCCAAACAATATTCCAGACCAAGACAGGGCCGAAGCCGCATTTGTTACTTGGAGTGACGAGTCTAGCAAAGAGCAGGCGCTTGCTAATGTGCAAGGCATCCTTGACGATTATGACGGCATACAGAGATCTTCAGCCTATGCTCGTAGATCTTTTCTTGATATAGAGCCGAACATTTCTGTTAGAACCGGGTTTGACAGACGTGATTATGACAGATTTAGAAGCGGCGAATCGGTTCCACAAAAACAAAAAGACGCTATACGTATGTGTATGGCAGCTTATGATCGCGTCGGTCTTGTTAGAAACGTTATCGATTTAATGGGTGATTTTGCATGCCAAGGAATTAACTTAGTCCATCCTAACAAAAGGATTGAAAAATTTTACAAGGCTTGGTTTATCAGGATAAATGGCAAGGAAAGGTCGGAACGGTTTTTAAACCTTCTTTACAGGACGGGTAATGTAATTCTCAAAAGAAGAACCGCCAAGATAACTAAAAAAATAGAAGAGGAGCTTAGAAGATCGTCTGGAAAAGCCGACATAGTTCCAGAGTCTATCAAAATAAACAGAAGAGAGATACCTTGGAAGTATGATTTTCTCAACCCGATGTCCGTAGAGGTATTAGGCCAAGAGCTTGCTACCTTTGTTGGCAAGCCGCAGTTTGCTTTAAAGATATCCAATCTTCTAAAACGACATATTACAAACAGCAGCAAAAATCCCTATCACCAAAGATTGCTAGCTCAACTACCTGCCGATGTTCTCAAGGCGGTGAAGCAGGGGATTAGTATTCTTCCATTAGACGTAGATAAAACCTCCGTGTTCTATTACAAAAAAGATGATTGGCTAACATGGGCCAACCCTATGATTTACGCCATCTTGGACGATATTTTAATGTTGGAAAAAATGAAGTTGGCAGATATTTCTGCTTTAGACGGGGCTATTTCTAATATTCGACTTTGGCGGATCGGAGATTTAGAGAATAAAATTCTCCCCACCAAGGGTGCGATTAACAAGTTAAGAAACATATTGGCTGGAAATGTTGGCGGGGGCACAATGGATCTGGTATGGGGTCCAGAAATTGATTTTAAAGAATCAAACACTCAAGTCTACAAGTTTCTTGGGTCTGAAAAATATCAACCGG